GGAGAACAACACAGGAGGTCTTGCTACACAGGCTTCTTTGGATACTGGTTTCTCAGATGCCACTGGTCGCTTTAATGATATTGATCAGGCAAATACAAACATCCAGACAGCGGTAGATCAGGGTTTTGTAGACGCACAAGGCGATCGAGATCAGATGAGCGCAGATATGACTTCTGCATTTGATACTCAGAATACAGGACTAAACACAGCATTTAATACCCTAGGTACAGAAGTTGGTACGGCCTTTGATACCACCAATGCTAATATCGATACTACTCGAGGAAACCTTGAGGAAGGACAAGCTGGCCTAGTAAGTGATCTAAGTACACTTTCTGGTTCAGTCGATACCTATGGTGCAGGATTAACTCAAGGTCAGGCAGATCTGCAATCAGGACAAGATACCTTTAAGTCTTCATTCGATGATTATGTAGACAGATATACAGAAGACACAGAGATTGCGAATACCGCTCGATCAGACAGAGCCCTAGCCGCTGCTAATCAAAATGATGCCCTACGAGAAGATATCGGAAGATACGCTCAGGCAGCTGCGGAAGGCCAAAGCAATATTGGTAAAAAGATTGGCACTTTAGGAGACGCTACTGGTGCTGGCTTTGAAGTTCTATCTGGAGCTGTTGAGGGTGGATTTAGTGATGTTGCTGCCGGAGATCAGGTATCTAAAAACACATTAGCTAACCGTATTAGTGGTGTTAAAGATCTTCTCCAAACTACAAGCGATAACCTAGATTCATCTACTAAAGCTCAATACTCAGCTCTAGCTGATAGTTTTGATGCTAATGGGGATCTAATTGCCAACGCGATAGACTCTCAGGGTAATACAATCCAAAGATCTATGGATGATCAAGGGCGTATCCTAGAGAGCCGTTTTGATAGCACTGGTACAGAGATAAGCTCCGTACAGATGGATGTGGAGACTATGCTCTCCAATGCGGATACTTATCAGAATTCTCTTATGGGCAACTTAAACACAATATCCGCAGATCAAGATGCTGGATTTGGGCAGGTCTCTGGAGAAATAGGAAAAGCTAGTGATGCTGTAGACGCCGGATTTAGATCCGTAGATTCTAATCAGCAAGGTATCATGACAGCTACAGATAATATCAATACGGCTATCCGTGATCAGGGCGCTGCTTTGGCTACTGGATTTGATACTCAGTCTAATAAGATGGACACAACCATCCGTGACTTAGCTCGAGTGGCATCTGCTCAGACAGATATCGATATGGGTACACGCCAAGAGTTTAAGCAGCTTAGTGATGCCTTTGATGATCAAGGTAACCTAATTGCTAATAGCGTAGGGGATAACGGCAGCACTATTTCTCGAGCTATAGATAATCAAGGAAACTTACTATTACGCGCTTTTGATACTCAGGGCCGCGCAATGGGTGATAAAGTTATCGACATTAACAGAAGCCTAATGAGCCTAAACGATTTAGGTAATGTATCAGGAGCAAATGCAGGAATGGGCAATCTTAGCCCAGCTATGCAAGCAGGGTCTGGAGGGGCCGTAACGAGCGGATTCATGTCACCATACGCAACAACAAGGTAACAACATGCATCCACAAAATGTATCAAAAGATTGTATCGAGCTCATTAAGAAGTTCGAGGGTCTGCACAAACTAAAAGACGATGGTTTAGTACACTCATATCGCTGTCCGGCGGGAAAGTGGACACTTGGATTTGGCTCGTGCAAGGGCATCCGATCCGGAATGAAGATCACTGTTAAGGAAGCGGAAGAGCTCCTAATCGAGGATATTAAAGAACACCAAAAGGCAGTATTTCGATACGTCGAAGTTCCTCTAACTCAGGGTCAGTTTGATGCTTTAGTTAGCTTCGTATTCAACCTTGGCGCAGGGGCATTTAAGAGCAGCACTTTGCTAAAGAAGCTAAATAAAGGTCTGTATGATGAAGTGCCAGAGCAGCTCATGCGCTGGAATAAGGCGCGGGTTGGTGGTAAGCTTCAGCCTCTGCGTGGCCTTACTCGTCGTAGGGCAGCTGAAGCCGCTATCTTCAGTAGGGATGCAAGATTGCCTTCTGACGAAGGTGGCCCAGAGATGCCGCAAAAAGTAACTGCAGCCTCGGCAACAAAGCCTCTAACAAAATCTAAGACAATGGCTGGAGCCGGAGTCGCTGGTGCAGCTACTGCATTAGGAGAAATTACTCCTCAGATCGAAGCCCTAGTTCCCTACGCAGACAGTATGAAAACTATATTTCTACTCTGTGCGATCGGAGGCATAGCCCTAGCAGCCTACGCTAGGTTTAAAGATCATAAAGAAGGCGTCCACTAATGTTTGGTATCGTGGGTAAAGTTAAAACCTACATCATAGCCGGCTTAGCAGTTCTACTTCCTATCCTTTATGTTCTCGGACGCAAGGATGGGAAGAAAATAGAGAAGACTAAAGTTCTGGCTGATGAACTACAGGCATCTAAGAAAGCCTCAAATTTTTATAAGAATATGGCGGAACATGAAGACGATACTTCCACTAATTCTAGGAGTGGCCTTATTAACCGGCTGCGCGGAAACGGTCTATAGAACTCAGCTCGAGGTCTACTGCCCACCCCTACAATCATACGATCAAGAATGGAATGAATCTCTGGCAGAAGAGCTGGAGACCTTGGGTGAGGATTACGCATTCATACCGATGGTAATAGCCGATTATGCAAAGCTTCGGGATAAAGTACGCCGCTGCGAAGAAGAAAAGGAAAAACTATAATGGGATTATGGTCAAGCACGTTTGGTGGTGGAAATACCTTTGAACAATCTGTGTCGAATACATTTGGCGATACAAACTTTGTGAATGGTGTAGAGGACGATGGATGGGGCGGTGGTTGGTCTAACTCCGGCGGATCTGTCGAAGTGGACGATAAGTATAACAGCTTTAGCACAGACCCTTCCCCTGCAAGTAGCCCCAGCTCAGGAGGGGGAGATTCTAGTCCGGCTCCTGCCCCAGCACCGGCTCCTGCACAACCTGATTCAGCACCAATAACTGCAGAAGAAATACTTAAGATGGCAGAGGATGCCGGCATTGCTACGTCTAATGAAGACATTCAAGCTATGATCGATGATCCTGCAGCTTTCTTAGAGAGCAAAGGTATGACGCTAGCCGATCTAGTAGCTCTTAATGATCCAGACGCTGAAGGTACTAACCTAGATCCTAGCAACCCTAATTATGAATTGGGAGATGCTCCTTATTACGATCCTGAGATAGTTGAAAATACTGAAACTGTTAAGGACGAAGGTAAGGGTACGGTAACATTATATGATGCTTCAACAGTAACCAATCTCATGGGTGGAGAGAGCACCACTGTTGATGCGGTTACCGGAGAAGTGACTGACAATATGCTTGTAGATCCGGACGATGTTCAGATTGATGTTGAGGGTATAGGTAAAGGCGAAGGCGTCCTAGGTGAAGCTCTTAATGACTTCGCGTCTCAGGATATATCAAACATCATCGATACCAGTACGGTAGCAGGAAAGCTCCTAGCTCAGAAGTTAGGTGAAGGAAATTATACTGACGCTAAGGCTACTGTCCTTGGTCAGATGAAAATCATTAGCGCTGAATTCAAGGATTCAAATGGAAATCCTCGGATCCCTGAGTGGGCTCAAGGGTTAGCTCGGCAAGTTAGCCGACAGATGGCTTTTGGTGGAGTTACAGGCACAGCTTACCTAGAAACTATGAGTAATGCGCTCATGCAAGCTACCCTAGGCGTGGCTGAAAAAGACGCGGCATTCTTCCAGACAATAAGCTTAAAGAATCTAGATAACCGGCAACAGTCTATCATCAATAAAGCTAACGTATTAGCACAGTTTGAAGTAGCTAACCTCGACGCTAGACAGGCTGCTCTGGTAAATAATGCTAAGGCCTTCTTGCAGATGGATTTGACAAACATGTCTAACCGCCAACAGGCGGAAGTCATCAATACTCAGGCGATGACACAGGCTCTATTTACAGATCAGGCAGCTATTAATGCTCAGCGCTTATTTACTGCCGAAACTAACAACGACTTTGAAAAGTTCTACGATCAGATGAGTGTGAATGTGGCCCAGTTCAACGCTACGCAGATGAACTCTATGGCTCAGTTTAACGCGGGTTCTAAGAACAGTGCTATGCAGTTTAACTCAGAGATGGAGAACCAACGCCAGCAATTCTACGCTAATATGCAGTATAATATTGATGTAGCTAACGCAAAATGGCGCCAGACTGTTGAGACCGAAAATAACAGACTCAAGTTTGAAGCTGCCAGCACAGACGTAAAGAACATGCTTAGCCTGTCTCAGGAAGGCATGAACCAGATATGGGATCGTCTAGATAGTATATTTGATAACATATGGAAATCTGCCGAGAATGAATTGCAGCGAGAGGCTCAGATTATAGCAGCCGAAATTGGCGCGCAATCTAAAGGATCTAGTGGTTCAGACGGTATGTGGGGGGCTATTGGTTCAATAGGAGCCGCCCTAATTACGTCCTCTGATAGCCGGCTAAAAGAAGACATCAAGCATTTCACTACTCTTCCATCAGGAGTGAATATGTACACTTGGAAATGGAACGAGGAAGCTAAGCGTATTGGCGCAGATAAAACTACACCTATGGGTGTGATTGCTCAAGAAATTCAGAAAACCCATCCAGAGGCCGTGCTTACAGGGGAGCATGGTTATCTAATGGTCAATTATGGGAAATTACAATGAAGTTTGGCAATGCAGTAAAGCGCAGCATCACATCTTTTTTAAGCGGTAAGATGCCTGATAATATGATTAATGAGACAGGTGAAGAGATAGTCTTTACTCCTGAGTATTTCGATCAGATGGAGAAGGATCTCGATATTTCTCCCGCAGAGCAGGAGGATGAAGATGCAGATACCTAGAGCCCCTATCCCCGGTGCAAACTACACCTCAGATACCCGAAATTATCCGTGGCATAGGCCGGCAGATATAGAAAACTATGACGAGGCAGTATCTAACACTTTAAACCGTCTAGAGACTCCATCAGGGGCATCTCTTGTATACTCTCTACTCGATCTGGATATGTCGATCGCCACGATCACTAGCGCAATGCTACAGCAAGCAATTGCTAAAGGTGTAATGCATATCGATATGGCGATCCTAATCGCTGGCCCCGTGGCTAGAGGTATAGAGGTATTCGCAAAAGCCCACGATCTTACATACGACATGGGTGCAGATGCTAATGATGAATTAATTTACACACCTAGCCAGCTATCCCTTTTGTTAGAAGCTCAGGAAGAGGCGGAAGAGATGCCTATGGAGGAAACTCCTGCAGAGCCTCCCGCTCCAGAGGGCGGTCTAATGGCTAGTCCTTCCGGTGAAGATGTAGAAGCAGCCCCAGAAGAAGAGCAGCAATCAATGCTCGGTATGGCTGAAGAGGAGACCCCTGATGAGTTGGCGTAGTCGAGTAAAAGGAAACCTAGCAGCCGGTGCGTATAAGCAAGAAGGTGAAAGTGCTTTTGCGAGTGCTCTTAAGGGTTTCGCAGAAGTATATGTTCCTATGCAAGCCAAGGAGCAGAAGGCTAAACTAGCTCTACAGAAGACCGCAATAGAGAAGGCTAAAGAAAAAGCCGAAGAAGAGGCGGCATGGAAAAAGTCAGCTGAAGTTTTGGCTGCGGAAATGTTTCCAGAAAACCCTACGAGCTCAGCCGCTATTACATACGCCTATAGTACTATTGCTGCGTATGATGGTAATGTCGGGCAAGCTACAGAGCGACTAGAGAGCTTAGTGGATGATGAACGTCTAGAGATCCTAGGCCCATCTTCTATGGCGTCTACGTCAAAAGTATCTAGTCTCATGAGTGACTTTGAGAGTGGTTCTGGCGGATATAATGCTCTTCTAAATCAATCTCAGAATAATGAATTTTCTACATACGTTCTTACCGATATGAATATGTCGGAAGTCCTAGACTTCTCAGCTCCGGGCTCTGAATACTTCAATTGGAGTAAAGAGAATATGCCGGAGAACACACAGGCATTTAAAGATGGTGATGCCAGTACTCCAATGGGTAAATACCAGTTTGTGGGATCTACTCTCAGAGATATTAAAGAGCGTGGAGGTTTCGCTGCGCTCGGTATTACCGACGATACTTTATTTAACGAAGAAACTCAGGATGCCTTATTTACATGGTACGCTAACGATCGTCTATCGGCAGCGGGAGATTCCCCATCTGCTAAGCGAAGTGCTCTGCGCGGTGTATGGGAAGGATTTGATCCAGATAGTGTATCCGATACCGAGCTCGATGAAGTAATTTCAGAGATCGAAACCGGAACCTTCTCCACAGGATCTATTACTACTAAGCCAAAGACTAAGAAGTTTAATATCGGAGAGAAGCTAGCTGATCTAACATATGATGAAGAGGGTCTGGTTAAATGGGAGCTCCTAAAGGCTGAAGTTAATTCTGAGCAATATGATCTTACCCCTAATCAGATTACTATGGTTGAGAGAGTAGGGGATCAGATAAAATCTCAGATTAAAGAAGGTGGAATGTTTAACTTCGGTAACTTCCTAGAGGAGAACCGACTAAACTCTGCCGGAGATGCTATGGGCGCAATGTCTGTAGTAGCTAATATGGAGGCTGATCAATTTAGAGGCGGTGAGCGAGAAAAGAATGATGTCTATCTCGAACTTAAAAACCGTCTGAACATGTTCGAGAAGAAAGATCAGGCTAAGATGCTTGAGAAGGCTGCGGCTAATAGAGATCCTATGATCTTCTACCCCAAGGAAGAAGATGGCACTCTTAAATTATCTCCTATCTCAGTTATGGTTCAGCAAGATGGGTCTCTCGTACAAGTAGGCACAAACAATGTTATTGATGTTTCTAAGGGTAAGCTGGTTCCCCCAGAACTAGATGCTTCTGAGTTTATTAAGATCTATAATAAACCAATATCTACTGCATCTGGCATTGTGGAGAATGGTGTAGCTGGCATTACTAACTTGCTAGAATATCGCAAGCTTACTCAGGATAACCCACAGGCATACAATAAATACTTAAATTGGGTATCTGGAGTTGGTGATCAACTAGAGAATTTAAATTCTACCTTCTTAACATTGATTAAAGAGGGGGCAACGTATGAACAAGTTGAGTTTGAAGTTTTTTCCAACCTTAGAGAGCTCACAGGGCCGGCTAAAGAAATCTTTGCTCGACAGCTACAGGCAGCATATGACCTAGCTAGACTTAATGAATCTAAAGGTCAGGGGCTATCCGATAGAGAATTATCTCAGAACCTTGAGGCTATTGGGTATGGTGAAAATACAGCGAAAGGTGCTCTCCGTAAGATTAATATTGCGGTAGATAGATATGAATTGGGAGTAGAGGCCCGAAGAGCTGGTATCGTTAATGGTCTCCAAGGAGATGAGGACTACCGAGGAAGCTTGGCTAACTCACGATTTGGTATCAGGTTTAACGATCTTGTTAATCAAGAGATGGAAGGTAATGAGGTTCTCAGAAATCAGCTAGAACTAGCTAGAGCTGGAGATACATCTATGAATACTCCGGAACCGGACATACAACCGGACATACCTACTATTGATAAGTTTAACGAGGATTTAAGGGAGGCTAATCCTGATAGAGAATTCACAGACGAAGAACTGTTAGAAGAATACTACGAGACATTCCCTAGCCAGAGACCGGAGTAATAGACATGGTTGATATTGTTAATCCTTATAAGCCTAAAGTCGAACCTTCCGGAACGTCTATTATAAATCCGTATAAGAAAGAGGATAAAGACGATGAGCTTATCCCCTCCCTAGATATCAATGCTAGTATGTATGATCGCTTTGAGACAATGGAAGAAGGCGAGGACTACTACAAAGAACTAATCTTTAGTGATGATGTAGCTCTTCCTAACGGACAGACCGCTCAGGACATCATAGATGGGGGTGGGGATCCTACTCAGGGTAAATATCGGTTCGTATATACCGATCCGAATACAGGCAAGAGAGAGACAATCCTAACTCCAGATCGAAATATGTTTGGATTTGGTAGTAAGCCAACTGTTGGTTTCCAGCAAACTTTACAGGCGGGTACAGAGGAAGCAGTAGGTGATGCTGTGGAATTTGGAGCAGCTCTATCCGATAAGTATCTAGGAACAGAATTCCTGCCTACGGTAAAAGAGGCTACTGTTGATGTAGATACTCCCAGCTTTGGTGATGCTTTAATTGCTGATGGTATTCCTGCTCTAACTGCAGCACTAGCCCCGGGTACGTTGGCCTATAAAGGTGTTGGATACGCTGTAAAAGGACTGGAGAATGCTAGCCGAATAGGTAAATGGGTAGCTTCCGCTGTTAAGAGTACGGCGGCTGCTATTACTGGTGAGGCTGCGGCTACTGCCACGGTTGGTACAGATGAAGGAAACTTTATCTTTGGTGAAGATTCATTCTTTAAAAATGTAGCTGAGCTAGGGGATACTGAAGCAGATCAATTGATCGAGCAGCGCCTTAATACCTTCACTGAAGGCTTAATTGCGGGTGGTGTGTTAAGCACAGGATTGAAGCTAGGTAAGACCGGCGTTAGCCTTACTAATGACCTTATGATCGCCCCCTTTGTTAGGTTGTTTACTGGAGAGAGTGGAGTCGAAAAGGCCGTATACGAGCAGCTGTCTCGAGAGTTAGCTAAACTAGATACTACGGTGGATGAGGGTACTCTCCGAGAGGCTCGATTACGGATTACCGAGATCATCCGTGAGAATAAAGATATCCTAATTGCTGATTTTTCTAATCTGGCTGAAAACAAGGTATTAAACCTAGATACCGTATCAGCACTATCTAAGGGAGTGGATGATCCTTCTATTATAGGTAACGCTGAAAAGATTCGTGCTGGGGAAATTAACTCCGGCGGCGGTGAGGTAATCAAGGAGAGCTTAGACGCCCCTGCTAACGCAGTGCGTGAGGGATTAGAGATTGAGAAAGCTCAGCTAGCTGGAGGTGCTGATGAGTTTAGCGTCCTACAGGATTCATCACAGGGTTTTGTTGATATTGCTAAGAGCCAAGTAGATGAGTCTGCCGGTGGATTAGCAGCTGCGCGTACAGAGTTTGAGAATGCTGCCACTAGCTCATTAAAAGGTATGGAGGATGACCTAGGTTTTATTGGTGCTCTAGAACGCCTTGAGACCGCTACAGGCACAGAGATTGTTGCTCCAAAGACGGGTGCGTTTAAAGAGATTGTGACAGGCCTCGAGGACAGTTACGCCTTGATGGTGAATCAGAAGAACAATCTATATGGCGCCATACGAGGCGGTGAGGTAGATGCCGATTCTATATATGATATCTTCATCCGTATGCCCGAAGAAGACATTACGGCTGCGGCTAGAAACTTCTCTAAATCTGATCCTGTGGCGTCCTTTCTGGAGCAGCTGAAGGCACAGAAGGTTCCCGAAGAAATTACAGATGCTAAGGGTAATGTTAAGACTGTTAATAGGCTGGAAACACCTGACGAGATAGAAGCTCGATTTAAGGATTGGATATCTCAAAATACAGACTTTGGATTCTTCTATACTAGAATACGTCCTGAGTTATCTCAGCTAGCCTCTGATGCTTTTGCTAAGCCCGGGGGATCGGGTCTCGGTAGATATTATCGTGAGATGATTAAGTTCATTGATGAAGATATGGTAAAGCATGTCGAAGACACGGATCCTGATCTGGCTATAGCAGCTACAGAGGCTAAAGATTACTACATGAAGACATTCGCTCCTATATGGCGCGATAATGATTCAATGCAGCAATTCTCTAATATCTATGACAGCACTCTTGGACGTACTCCTGCGAATGCTATTGAGAGTACTGTTACTCGTACTGAACCATTCAGACCGGGATTTGACGCTAAGGCAGAAGAATTTACCAAGGGTATTCTGAATAGTGGTAATATGGCTAGAACAGTGAATCTAGCTACGGCTCTGACTGATGTGGGAGATCCATCTAAGATCGCAGACTATTTTATCCTAGATACAGTGAATCAGTTTGCTAACTCGGTTAAGACTGCCGGAATTGATGGTGCTGATTACTCTAAGTTCTCTCAAAATCTAATGCGCTATGCAGAGCAGCTTAATGAGTTGGCTGGAACATCTCCAGAGATGGCTAGCAAGGTTAATAGTATCAACGAGTTCATTCGTAGACTAGAAGCTGCTGGTGGAGATCAGGCTAAGGTACAAAATATTCTTGAATCAGCTGAGCGAGCCTCGGCAGGACTGATGCAGAGAGTAGAGAACGGCGTTCTGAAAAACTTCTTTGATAAGGAGAAGACACCTTCGTTAAAAAAGCTACTAGGTAGTGAGCAAATAAAAGGCACATCTAACCCACAGGCTGCTTTTGAAACGATATTCGGAGCGGGTAAAAGAGGCGGTGGAGAGAGCCGTGCTCGAGTAAAGGATCTGATGGGCATTATTGCTGAGCAGCCGGAAGCCAATAGACCAATCTTAATGAAAGGTTTAAAAACTGCCTACGCAAACTTTCTAGATAATCGTATGTTCGCTGTTACTAAAGAGACCGGCGGAACTAGACCAGTTAAGGTTAAAGATATCGAGGAAGGTGTAAGTGGACGTTCTTCTATCCTAGATATTGGGGATATGATATATGCCGATCAGCCTCAGTTTATGCAAGCTATTAGAACTACGATTGAGGCAGCTAGTGATAATGCTCAGTCTATGAGAGCTACACCTATCAAAGGACAGTCTGCTACCTCATTTAACAGAGAAGCAGCTACAGCAACCACACGGCTTATATACACTGTTGTCGGGCCTCTCAGTAGAGCAGGTTCTAGAATTAGAGCAGTTATGGGTGCTGTTATCGAGAAGTCAGATCCAGATACTAGGGCGGCTGCTATCCGGACAGAGCTATTAGCTAACTCGGATTACTTTCTAGAATTAGCTGACAAGTATAACAAAAACCCTAGGGATCCATTACTCGAGGATCTCATGATTAACTACTTATCGACAGCTATTGTTAAAGCGTCGAGCTCTGCAGATGATCCCGAAGAAGACTCTATGCTCGAGAGTATGCAAGATACCTTAAAGAACATCTCAGAAGTTCCATTAAGCGTAGTGCAATAAAGTAAAAACCCCCGAGCCGTAAAGCTCGAGGGTTACCTAACGAAGTATACCAGACCAACGGTATATTCCCGTATAAACTACATAATTGAGGCCTCTAAGTCAACGACTTGGGGGCTTTTTTTATGCAGCTTCCTCTTCTTTTTTGCCTTTATTATTGGACTCAAAGACGTTGATATCGAAGATGCTTTTATTAAGCATCCAGTGCATTAAAGCCACGTTATTGACGCTGGATTCAATCATTAATCCACCATTCTTATCGAGACCAACAATCATGATAGCCTCTAGGTCTTTATCCTGTGCGTTATCAATGCACTTTTGTACTGCTTCTGCCATTATATGCTCCTATTCGCATTTACGAAGGCCAGTTTGAGGATCGTAATAACAAGCCCCGCCTTCTTCGATGAAATTATCGTTGTCTTCCACAACTTCCTCTTCCGCCACATCCTCTGAGCTGGATGCATTCAGAATCCCGTATCTTTTTCCGGATGCTCTGAAGGTTGTGCAGCCACTAGAGCCTCCTTCATATGCCTCCATATACACCTGTTTGAATTCTTCCCATGTAACCTCATCTCCAACATTACATGTCTTTGAACAGGCGCTATCGACGTAACGTGAAGCCACATTTAAAACCTTCACATGGTCAAACACAGATAGCTCATCTGCAGTCTTACCTTTCACGCCGAACTCACGATACGCATAGTCATCCACACGCTCGATACGAGGCCCATCAAATGTCTGGATAGTACGATCGTAATAGTGTGAGAATACTGGCTCGATACCAGACGATACATTATCGGCTGAGAGGCTAATTGTTCCAGTAGGTGCTACACTGAGTAGATGAGAATTACGGATACCAAACTTAGCGATATCAGTACGGATCTCGGTAGGTAGAGTCATAGCAAAACCGCTGGTTAGATAATCCTTTTGGAATAGCGGAAAGGCGCCCTTCTCTTTAGCCAGCTCGATCGATGTCTTGTAGCACTCATCTCGAATAAGTGTCATAATCTCTTCGAACTTCTCAATAAACTTATCGGATCCATAATCAAAACCTAGGGCTTCGATCGCGTTTGCTACTCCAGTTACACCTAGGCCCATACGGCGCTTAGATTTGGCTTCCAGCTCTTGTTGAGGCAAAGGATATGTTGCTCTATCTACGACATTATCCATAGCTCTTACGACATGAGGGATATCATTACGCAGCATGTGAATATTGAACACATAGGAGTCATCGATCTTAGTGATGTACTTAGCTAAGTTGAATGAACCCAATAGACAGGCGCCATATGGAGGAAGCGGCTGCTCACCACAGGGATTAGTAGCTGCTATAGTCTCACAATAATGGAGATTGTTCTTCTGGTTAATCCGATCGATAAACAGGATCCCGGGCTCAGCCCAATCCCATGTACTCCGCAAAATATCATCCCAAAGAGCTCTAGCGTTAACTGTTTTATACACACGGCCCTCGAAAACTAGGTCAAACTCCTTGTCCTCTTTAACGGCAGTCATAAACTTGTCTGTTACCATTACAGACATATTAAACTGAGTTAGGTCAGTGCTATTGTTCTTAGCTCGGATAAATTTCTCGATATCGGGGTGATCGCAGCGCATGGTTGCCATTTGAGCTCCCCTACGGTGACCTGCCGAGGCAATCGTCTTACATACAGCGTCAAAGATCCCCATAAAGGATAATGGCCCACTAGAGCGGCTATCTAGGCTCTTAATCAGGTCTCCATGTGGACGCAGGGTAGACCAATCATAGCCGATACCTCCACCTAGCTGCATTGTACGCGCAGCCTCTCCAGCGGATTTCATAATACCTTCCATGCTGTCTTCGATCGTACCTGATACAAAGCAGTTATATGGTGTTACCGTCCTAGGAGCTCCCATTGCTGATTGCACTCTGCCGGCGGGTAGGAATCTCTGGTTACAGAGAATAGTTTTAAAGTTATCGAAGTGTCCTTCGTTATCCTTCAAAGCTTCTGCTACTCGGGTCATTGCCTCGCGAAAAGTCTCTCCTTCGCTACGGTATTTCATAGCGTGAATTTCTTCTGAAATGTTTATTGTTGGCCCGTATTCGTTCTTAATCATTACTCTTCCTCATACTAAATCTGTTAGGTTTGGTTCTGCATAATTTGGCCCCTTTAGGACTTTGCCATCTTCTCGGTAGATAGGCTTACCTCCATCATCTAACTTAGACATATTAGATGCATGTACTCTGCGAACTGCCTCGTCTAAATCCCAACCAAAGGAGGCTGAAAATCCGTATGTGACGTAGACAAGATCGGCTAATTCTTTGAGAATATTCTCCGCATCAGTAGCGGATAATACTTCGGCGTATTCTTCTTTGATCAGCACTGTTCTAAGAAGGTCTAGGCGACTCCCCTTAACCCACGGATGTCCTAGAGATTGCCCGTACACTCGAGCAAAGTGCTTCACCATATCTAGGGGCGTTTTACCTAAGTAAGTATCCGGATCCCGTAGGCTCTGGTTGCCCTCATCGAAATATTCAAATGCAGTAATGTCTTCACTGCTTATCATCCTGCTCCTCCTCTATTTTTTTTATTAATCTATCCAGATACCAACGGGCCTTTTTGAGATCCTCGAGCCCATTTTTGTAGGGCCAGCGCCATAGGTATTTGAAACAATTCTGCCAACAGTAAGCTTGATGTGAGGGGATATCGCAGCCCTCTGACATAGCCTCCATTGCGTCGATACATTCGATATTAGATTGATAATGTGGTGGGTTATTAACTACATCCATCAGTGGAACTTCTTCTTAACGATGGAGATCACATTACTATTTTTCTTATTATCTATCGCTTCCAACAGCTCTTCATCTGGTTCGAAGGAAACATCAGATACATCTTCTTCAAGGAGATCTTTGATCATGTTAGACATGCGGCCCATAGCTACTATGGTTTCCAAAGAGTGCTCTAAATGAACTCCTAGGCCGGCTACTAATGCATCAATGAATTCTAATTCATCGTCATCGAAATCATCTGTCTCGACATTATGCCCTACCGATATCTGTAACTTAGCTCCATCCTTTAAATCTATCTTTAAGATAAGGCTGTTTATGGGAATATCTTCTAGCTTCATTTATTTCTCGCTTCCGAAAGTAGCTTTAGGAAGTACTCAGCATCGACTAGCGCTAGAGGCTTCTTCCTATCGGCCTTAATTATGACAAGTGGCTCGATATTCTCTGGGCAGTTTTCCTGCGCCTGAGAGTAATAAGAATATACTGCTATGTTCTTACGAGCCTTACACTCGATGCTAACGGGCATCTTCTTGCGCGCAGCCGGTGATAATTGGACATCCTCACCGCCAGCTCCCATGCTTGTCGATTTGACATCATCTGGCTCTAGAGAATGGACAAGATCTAGGATCTTATTTCTCGTCCATTTCTGGAGATTACGGCCCTTGGCCTTAGCGCTCTGTGTTTGGATCATCTGGATACTCGATGTACCATTTGTACGGCGTTTTTTCGGCCTTACTGTGGCGGCTAGGGAGGAACTGCGCTTCGGGCCAGCACGTTTTTTTGAACGAGCACCAAGTGCAGCTTTTGTTGAGGATTGTTCCACCTGTCTTTTTGCGGAAGAACGTCTCTTCTTCGGGTTCGAAGCAGCGCTGAAAGGGCCGGTTGTTAGATACAAGATCCACAACATGCTCCCTGTGCTGGCGTATAAAAGCTTCTTGCTCGCTAGAGGCATCAACCTCTACGATCTTAATTTCACCCGAAGATTTATCTACTACTATCCAGCCGCCGGCTTTCTTGCCTTGGGCATCAGCATACCCGTAGAGCTGACCTACATATCCGAAGTCATCTGCCTTATAGAGAGCTTGAAAACCTCCGCTCCACTTGTTTCTAAAGGCATACTGGCTGCAGGATTTGATATCATATACCGCACCATCGATGTCTATGTCGCTAGTGCCGTTGATCGTAGTGTCGCTGACATCAAGCTTAACATCATCCCCGTCAGATGTGACATTTACCTCAGTCTTTTCTAAGACCATCCGAACTAGGATCTCTACGCAGTCTCCAACCACCATACGAACCCAATGATTGTACGGCATTCTCTCTCGAGGAGACTCTAATTGTATTTCTTGTTGGAGCTGGCATGGGAGCCGCCCTATATTTGACATACGGATCCTATGCTTCTTCTGCCTAGGGGTAGTCTGTTTATCTAAAGCCGCTGCGAACTGTTCTACTGCTTTTTTCTTATCTTCGGCAGTGAATTCGATTGTCTGCTCATTTGAGAGATCTTCGAAGACAGCACGGAGCTGGCTCTCTAAAATAGAAAGCATATAAGCACCTATAAATTGTGGGGAAGAGAGGGCCGAAGCCCTCCCGTTTAAGCTAAGTCAGCGGCTAAATCACTGGAGGACATCACAGCATCAAATACCTGATTATCCGATGTGCTCTCCAATAATGCATCATTATGCCGTTTGGTAATTCTACCATTTTCCTGATTAGCCATATCCACAAATATCTTAGCGGTAGCTGCCAGTTCTGGGGTAAATGCTGCCTGAGTTCCGAAGTCTACAGAGTAGGTTGTGTAATAATACTTACCGCGCTTCTCTGTTTTTACATTAATAATGTAGTCTTGAAACTTTTTACCAAAAGGAAGGCTTTCTATAATTGACTCAAAGTCATTATAACCAGATCCCTTCATGTAATGTTGGAATGGTACATTTTCTACGGTAACTTCTTTACCATCCACTGTCTTGCCAGTGTAGCTGATTACACCGCGAATGATACGGGTTGTCTTAACCTTACTTGCCCAAAACTTCTTATCGTCTTCTGACATCTGATCCAGCGTCTTACGAGTGGGCTTACCACAACGCAAAGTACCCTTCATATCGATAGGCTGGCCTTTTCGAAAGTCAGTCTGGAGAATAGACTTATTCTGTACCTTGCCCTTTTCATCCTGCTCACGGTACTGAAAATACTGAGCTAGTACATGGATCTTGGCTTCCTTGGTATATACGGGCTCTCCCTGATTAGATAAAGACATCGAGCCTTTAGCTACATCACGGCCCTGTTTATCCTCGCCATCATGATTAATTTTAAGAAAATCAATCTGAATTTCTTGCTCGGCATCACCCATTAATTGCATCATAATGTTTTGGGTTTCTGCTTCGGTTACTACTGTTACCTCATTCATGTTTTTTACAACCTTTGTTGTTTATTGTTGGAATCTATATCTTACATTAACTAATGTAACTAGTCAAACTAATTCCCGCATTTCCATCCAGTTTCTGCCGGCTTCTATTTCGATGTCTAATGGAAGGGATGGGGTGTAGTTGAACCTGCGTTGGAGATCATCTTTCACGCCCTCCATAGCCCATTGCAATCCTGCAACTACCTTATCCTTTTCCTCAGATAAGCAATCTACGACCAGTGAGTCATGCACAGTTAGGATGAGTTTAGATTTTAGATTATGCTTCCTAAAATACTGCAATGCTCTGATACAGGCTAAGGGAACACAGTCTCCTGTGGCAAAGCTCTGTACGGGATAGTTAACGATCTGTTGGGAATACCGTTTGATCTTTCCGTTGCTAGATCTCTCAGCGTTAGGGAAGAAGAACTCTCGACCGCTAGGGGTTCTGACTATACCATCCTTTAGAACTCCATCCATAAGCTCTCTGTGCCAATCCTTGAGGCCAGAATATATGGAGAAGTAAGTTTTAAAGTACTCTTGTATATGCGATGGTTCTGACATCCCTGTGCCTCCATACAACGGTGCGAATGTATAAGCCTTCGCAGCCTGTCTCATATCCTTAGATACTTCCGACTCATCACAACGATTAATGATCGATGCAGTCTGTTTATGAACATCCTTACCGGAAAGAATATCATCCAGAATCTGAGGGTCTCTACTGAGCTCTCCTGCGACTCTGAATTCAAGACCGGAGAAGTCAGCTTCCATGATCAAATTTTGCTCTCCGAAGCGGCTGACTATGCACTGTCGCACAGGAAACTTCTGAGACTTTGGGATATTCTGGAAATTAGGATTGCTACTACTTAGGCGCCCTGTACGAGCAACCGTCTGATTAAAGTTTGCATGAAGAATACCATCTTCTCTAACCCATGTCCGTATACCTGCCACGAATGAATTAAGATAAGTATTTACCGCATTAAGCCGGCTCATCTTCTCCAAGTATTCTACAGCTAGATCATATCCTTTATCTCGAGCCTGATTGATTAGAAGCTTGTTAGTTATCTTATCAACCTTGAATCCATTTATGCTGGCATAGCTAGGGTCTAGAGGAACCATTTTAAGGCCGGCTGTCTCTCCAGTATCTTGATAGATGGCACCATCCCCATCACAGGTTTTGCATCTAGGCTGGTTCTTATAGGGCTCACCCTTCTTGGTAAGCTTAAACTGACGCCCTGATCCATTACACACAGGGCAGCACTGAGCGACCGTCTTTTTAATCACTGCAGTAGATGCTCTGACACAGGCGCTATGCTTAGATGGCTTGTATCGAGGTATAGGTAGCGGCTTACCGTTAGCACCAACTCCTATGTTGAACAGAGTAGCGTGGAGCTTCCTATCTGTCACAACGCGACCGTATACGATCTTGGTTTGATCCGGCCCACTGTTTAAATTAAACGGAGTATCGCCTAATACATGTCTAGCAATTTCCTCCAGCCTTTTAATTAAGGTATCTCTTTCGGAAATGAATTCTGCTTCTACCTTGTCTAGGGCTTCGATATCTATGTTGATACCATTTCGCTCTATCTCAACTAAGAACTCTAGCATCTCATTCATGAGCTCTATGACAGGCCGAAGACCTTTG